GCTATCTTGCAACTAACACAGATAGGACTACAATTCGATGAATCTAAAAGTGATAACCCTTTTGCTTATTTTACCGCCGCTGTTACTAATTCATTTGTGCGTGTTATCAATATTGAAAAACGCAATCAGAATATACGAGACGATATTCTTGAAATGAACGGCATGAACCCAAGTTATAGTCGTACCGGAGCCGGCGAACATGCCGCGGCAGTTAAACGTTTTGAAAATGAGAACCCAACAGAATGAGTAAAAGCAATTATCTTAGCGTAGTAGAATCAGCAACGCACAAAGTTATTATTAACAAGATGTTCTTTAGTGCGCCTGCTATGAACAAGTGGATCAAGGACGAAGATATTCTAAACAAGTATCCAAAGCCAACATACTATATTGTTAAGGAATGTTATTAATGAGTAATTTGTTTAAAAAGGTAGCATGTTTTACCGACATCCACTTTGGTTTAAAGTCTAATAGCAGTACACACAACCAAGACTGTGAAGACTTTGTAGATTGGTATATTGCAAAGGCAAAGGAGGAAGGTTGTGACACTGGAATTTTTATGGGCGATTGGCACCATAATCGCAATAGTCTTAATATCACTACTATGGACTATAGCCTTAGGGCCCTGGAAAAGCTCGGTCAGGCGTTTGATCAATTTTTCTTTTTCCCTGGCAATCATGATTTGTATTACAAAGACAAGCGGGATATTCACTCCGTTGAGTTTGGAAAATATATTCCCGGAATCACCGTGGTACACGAACCGACTACCATTGGGGACGTCACGCTCTGCCCATGGCTTGTAGGAGAGGAATGGAAGTCGATAGGCAAGAACGGTGGCAAGTATATCTTTGGACATTTTGAGTTGCCCAGCTTCTTTATGAACGCTATGGTACAAATGCCAGACCATGGTGAAATTCAATTGGACAATTTTAAACAATATGAACTAGGCTTTAGCGGACACTTTCATAAGCGTCAGCAAAAAGGCAACATGATTTATATTGGCAACGCATTTCCGCACAACTATGCAGATGCGTGGGACGATGAACGTGGTATGATGATTATGGAATGGGGCGGTACTCCAGAGTATCATGCTTGGCCAGATCAGCCTACATTCCGTACTGTAAAATTAAGTCAGTTGATTGACGATGCAGATTCAATTATCCGTCCTAAACAGCATTTGCGAGTTACACTAGACATTGATATTACATTTGAAGAAGCTAGTTTTATTAAAGAAAACTTTATTGCCAATTACGATATCCGTGAACTTACACTAATTGCAGAAAAGAAAGATATTGAAATTAACACAAATATTGATATTCAAAAATTTGAATCAGTTGACCAGATTGTTTCCAGTCAGATTGTAAACATCGAATCAGACACGTATAATAAGAATGTTCTGTTGTCAATTTATAATAGCCTATGATAAAAATAAAAAATTTAACAGTTAAAAACTTCATGAGTGTGGGCAACCAAACTCAAGCGGTGGATTTTGAAAAACAAAACTTAACGCTAGTCCTAGGTGAAAACATTGACCAGGGCGGAGATGACAGCGGTAGCCGAAACGGTACAGGTAAAACTACTATCGTAAACGCTCTAAGTTATGCACTTTACGGCAACGCATTAACTAACATTAAGAAAGATAACCTTATTAACAAGATTAATAATAAGGGCATGTTAGTACAGTTGACCTTTGAAAAGGACGGTATAACTTATCGTATCGAACGTGGACGCAAGCCCAACATTCTACAGTTTTATGTCAATGATGTAGAACAGGAAACAGATGAAACGGATGACGCACAGGGCGACATGCGTGAAACACAAAAGGACATTGATGACTTGCTGGGCATGAGTCATGATATGTTCAAGCATATTCTAGCACTTAACACTTATACAGAACCGTTCTTAAGTATGCGGGCTAACGACCAACGTGCTATTATTGAACAGTTATTAGGTATAACTATCTTGAGTGAAAAAGCAGAAACTCTTAAAGAGCTTATCCGCGAAACTAAGGATGCTATCACACAAGAAAACGCAGATATCGAAGCGGCTAAGAAAGCCAACGAAGGTATACAAAAAAGCATCGATGCACTAATAACAAGACAAGCGGCTTGGAATACGCAACATCATAATGAACTAGAAAAGATTGGTCGTGCCATTGTAGAATTAGAAAGTGTAGATATAGAAGCTGAGCTTGCGAAGCATGCCGAACTCAAAGAGTTCGATGAAAAATCAGCGAAGCTGAAAAGCCTAAATAAGGAGCGGGCTACGTTAGATAGCGCGACAGCGCAAGCGGAGCGAAGCGTTACGAAGTACAACGCAGAGCTTATGAAGTTGGCGAATAAGCAGTGCCATGCGTGTGAACAAGAATTGCATGATCACAAGCATGAAGAAATGACCCAGTTGGCACAACAGCACCTTGATGAGGCCCGGAAATATGCCGACAAGGTTGCACAAGATCTCACAAAAATACGCACAGAAATTGATGGCATCGGCGAGCTAAGTACTCGTCCTAACACATATTATGACACAGTTGAACAGGCACTAAAACATCAGAACAATCTTAAAACTTTAGAAACACAGCTACAGATTAAAGCAGGAGAGTCTGATCCTTATCAAGAGCAAATTGACGAACTAACCGATACAGCCCTACAGGAAATCACTTGGGATCGTATCAATGAACTTAGCAGTATTAAGGATCACCAGGAGTTCTTGCTCAAGCTGTTGACCTCAAAAGATTCGTTTATTCGCAAGAAGATCATAGATCAAAACCTAGCTTACTTGAACAATCGCTTGACCTATTACTTGGATAAGATGGGCTTACCGCACACAGTATTATTCCAAAACGATTTGTCAGTGTTGATCACGCAACTAGGGCAAGACTTGGATTTTGATAACCTAAGTCGAGGTGAACGTAATAGACTTATCTTGAGCTTGTCATGGGCGTTCCGTGACGTGTGGGAAAGTTTGTATCAAACAGTTAACTTGTTGTTTATTGACGAGCTAATTGACAATGGCTTGGATGCGTCTGGAGTAGAAGGCGCATTGGCTATACTTAAGAAAACAGCTCGTGAGCGTAAGAAAAACATTTTCTTGATATCGCACAAGGATGAACTAATTGGTCGTGTGAACAATGTTCTGCGTGTGATCAAGGAAAATGGATTTACCAGCTATGCTAACGATTTAGAAGTGAATGAGTAAGCACGTTGAACCAAGTCCATATCAAAATGAAGAGTCGCATGAGCAACTCATGGCGGCCTTTAGGGAATATTTTAAGGCAAATCAAGATTGGCAAGCAAAAGGCACACGTAGGGCAGGCGAGAATATGCGCTATTGGCTAGCGCAGATCCGTATAATAGCTAAAGATCGTAGAGCACATGTACAGCAGTATCGCGTGTGGTTAGATAAGACTAAGGCAGAAAAGAAGGCAAACCAAAAAGGCAGCTCGGAGGCACCAGATGACACTAACTAGTGTATGTCTTGGTACTACGAAAATCAATTAATAGAAGAATTGCCCGAGGATTGTGTTGGGTTTGTATATTTGATAACAAACACAATTACCGGGCGTATGTACATAGGCAAAAAACTAGCTAAATTTTCAAAAACAACTTATAAAACAGTTAAATTAAAAAACGGCACAAAGAAAAAGAAGAAAATCCGTGGTAAAATCGACAGTGACTGGCGCACCTATTATGGTAGTTCGCCGGAATTAACTAAGGATATCACGCAGTTAGGTCAAGAAAACTTTCGCAGGGAAATACTATTTTACTGTAAATCCAAGGCAGAAACGTCATATATCGAGGCTCGTGAACAGTTTAGCCGTCGTGTGCTAGAATCAAATGACTATTATAACGGTCATATTCAAGTGCGTGTACACGGTTCACACATACTCAAAGAAAACAAATCAGGCAATTTAAACACCAAATAAGCCCGCACTGGCGACTGTTATAGTGCCCAAAATCCGTTCTGATGTGTGACGGTAAGGTAGTTCTGCTTGGTGTCAGAGTTATAAATCACTATCCTTTACCGGACGATGATCAGATATGCCTAAACTGGTTTGATTTATAAGTAGCGAATTTAAAGGCTAAAAGAGGGGTAGTAGCCCCACGTTTGTACTAGTGTTAGCGTATTAGTGCAAGCCGCCGTCATATAAAGACTCTGCTCGTGGTACCGGATGACCGCCACTGTAATGCAGTAACGCTAAGGTGATATTGTGCAACTCGGATAATGTCAAATAACGCTTTGCCCGCTAGGGCAAAGTGTGACTGAACAATCTGGATAATATCTTAACGCTTCGCGTTTTATGTTAATTACTTTCTACAACTAGAAAAGTTCGAGCGAAAGCGAAGAACAGAAGAACGCAAGTTCTTCTTACAAAGGAGTATAAATATTCATATGAAAGTTTATGACATAATCTCAGAAGTAAAATTACCTGTTCCTGAACCTGTAGGAAGAGCTATAGATCGTGGTATTGAGAAAATAGGCACAGCTCTATTCGGACGTACTAATAAAGGTCAAGCATTTGATGCACTAGTAGATGCATGGAGCAAGAAACGTGTAGAAGCAGTTAAGGCAGGTTACGATCCTAAAGACATTAAGATGGATCCTGAGTTAGAAAAGATTGCAGGCGGATGGGCTAAGAAAGATCCAGCGTTTATTGCCAAGGCAGATGAACGTGCTATGCAAGCCGCTGAGAAAGCTGCCAAAGAACGTGTTGGTGGCGTGTTTGGCAAAAAGAAGAAAAAAACTGCTGATGAACCTAATCCAGCAGATGTAAAGAATACCAAGATTACTCCTGAAATAAAAACCAAAGTAGACGGTTTAATTGGCAAAGCATGGGGCGGACTTGGCACTATGATCAATGCGTATGGCTTTGCTCGTCCACTTTATACATACTTTCAACAAGTACAAAATATTGAAGATTGGTACAAGAAAGGAGAACTACCCCCTGGAGCCAATCCTGAGTTAACATTGGATCAATGGCGTCAATCGGCTATTAATGAACAACGTGCTATTTTAATCAGCACTTTAGCAACAGTGGCCGCTGGCGGTGCTATTGCTCGTTATGGTGTTAGCATGATTTACAATGTGGCTACAGCACCAGCAAGAATCTTAGGACTT